TTAGATCGTCAATACGCTAATCTCAAAGATGAACTATTAGAAGCAACACACTGTGCTTTGAAAGACGGTGTGCTTGTTGGCGGAGAGTATACCCGTGCATTTGAAAAATGGTTAGCTGAACGCACCGGTGCAAAGTATGCTATAACAGTTCATAGTGGGACACAGGCATTAGAGATTATTGCCAGGTTTAAGATAGCACAATTACGCTCGTACAGCACCGAGACTATTGTTCCTACTATGCACCTCCCTAATATTACTTATCCAGCAACAATGAATGCGTTTATTACTGCTGGCTGGAATATACAAATTGATGAGACTGATAGCAATGGTCTGTTGATCTCTTCTCGATCAGATTCCAGACGAGCTGCACTATCTGTACAACGTGACGGTCATTATGAATGCGTAGTTGGGTTATACGGGGCTAGACCTGACAGGCATATTAGATGGGATACCGGAACTATTGTTGACGGAGCACAGCACTGGTTAGTAGCTAACGGACAACTCGGTGCAGGAATGGCTGTCTCATTCGACCCTACTAAAAATTTACCATCGTCCGGTAACGGAGGCGCTATTGTTACTAAAGATAGATACCTCTACGAGTATGCTGCACTGTATAAGGACAATGGAAAAAATGAATTCGCTTCAGTCGGTACTAATAGTAAGATGAGTGAGCAAGATTGTGCTCAACTACTGGTCAGAACCAAGTATATTGATGCTTGGCAAGCCCGTAGAGAGCATATCAAAAACTACTGGTGTGAAGCTTTCAAAGACCTGCCGATAAGATGTTTAAGTGCAGGTATAGAACACCACGCTAATCAAAAGTTTGTAATGTATACTCCCGAGCGTGATGATTTACATAAGCATATGTTGGATCGTGGTATAGAAACTAAGATACATTATCCATATACACTAAGTGAATTACCAATTGCAAACAGTTACATAAAACCAGACTTTTTTAGCACCAGCTGGATGCTAACTCGTGGTGTAATAAGTTTACCAATGTATCCTGAACTTACAGACGATGAGGTAGAATATATAACTGATAGTGTTAAGGCATTCACTAAATAGAATATGAAACCATTTCCTATCAGAGTTGAAAAAGCTATCCCGATATCTTACAAATTTATTGAGTGGAAAATACATAACGTGTGTAATCACGATTGCAGTTTTTGCAATAGTAAAGATAAAGACGGTAGTAATCGCTGGACTACCCTAGAAAAATATAAACAACAAACTGATAAACTGGTTGAAATTTGTAACGGTAGTCCAGTATGGATTCAGTTAACGGGAGGTGAGCCTACCCTGTTCCCTGAAGTCACTGATCTATTAGTATATATGAAAAGCAAGGGTGTTTTTACTAGTATGATTTCAAATGGCACACGAACTATTCGCTGGTGGAAAGAGTTTGTGGAACTACACCCACTTGATCAAATACTGATTACGTACCACAGCGAACAGACTATTGATTACAAACACATAGCTGAAGTCGCAAATTTATTTCAAGATAAACCAACAGAAGTAATCGTATTGATTACACATGTTAGCGATAGTACCAATCTAGCAATTGAGGCACTTGACTATTTAACCGAGCATACCGGCGCTGTAATGATATTAAAAGCGATGATGATTCGCAACTATGATATATATGCCACTTATACCCCCGAACAATTGTTAAGAATACACGCTCCATATTCGCTAGGGAAATTCAACAGTACAAAAGTAAAAAGCACCGTCCCGCAGGAACATAAAATAAATCAACAAATGAAGATTGAATTCAATACCGGCGAGATTGCACTCACTAATACCCAGACTATGTTGAAAAATAATGAGACTAAGTTCCTAGGATGGGAATGTGACTTTGGGCGAGACTTTATGAGGATCGATGGCAATATGACTACACGAGGAGTTTGTTCAGTGGGTAGTATGACTCATATTGACGATCCAAAACTATCATTTACTACTGATTTCATTACTTGCACGCAGGAAATGTGTTTTTGTAGCACAGATATATTCACTACGAAAAGACTTCCGGGGACTAAATAACTATATGTGGATACTATCATTTTTTCCCGACTTTGCAACTCATATTATTTTTGTAATAGGTGCTTTAGGAGTTGTTGCCGGATTCTTACTGAGTTTCATCCCATTCATCAGTTTATATCGTATCCCGATACAAATAATTAGCATATTAGTATTAAGTGTAGGTCTTTACTTAGAGGGCGGATTAGCAAACGAAGCTGATTGGAAGATGAAAGTAAAAGATTTAGAAGTAAAGATAGCTAATGCTGAAGCAAAGGCAGAAAAAGTAAACACTAAGATAGTTACTAAAGTGATTACAAAAATTCAAGTCATTAAGGATACAACAAATGCAAACACAAAATACATCACTGAATATGTTGCTAAAGATTTGGATGCTGACTGTAAGCTCACTACTGCTAGTGTCTTGCTCCACAATATTGCCAGTCAAAACCAAGTTTCCGGAGGCACCGGCGATATTGCTAGAGGAACCTCCGATGTTAAAGCAAGTGAACTCCTCACCACTGTTACCGAAAACTACGGCACCTACTACCAAGTAGTAGAAAAGCTAAAGGGGTGGCAAGAATGGTATCGTCAGCAAAAGAAATTAGCTGACGAAGCTAATTAATCTGCGTTTGAGCCGCACTTGGCTCGTTTAGCACTAGTTAGAGCACCAAAGTCTACTGACCATTCTTGTCCTGGTTGCAATTCTTTTGCATTCTTAGGAAAGCTAAAGTTTACATTTGCTGTCTTTTCAATCTGAGCGATACTCATACGGAACTTGGTCAAATCATTACCTAAGTTAGGATACGGAGTAACGTGCGGGAACATCCATCCTGCTACTACGTGAGTAGTATTATTTACAACTATCTTATATAGAGCGTGTGGTACAACTACGCCAGTCCCTATCTTCTTATCCTGCGCATTGTATATACTACCAACATATACAGTGAATGGTTGATTTAATTGCACTGCCCATCCTCGAATGCTTGTTTCTAATAGCTTCCAGATACCGCGATTTAATGATGGTGCTTGTGGTGTCATATTGGTCATTAAAAATGATTCATACTCTACTTGCACATCCCAAGATAAGTCTCCGTCTGGGCTCATATGGCCCTTATCATAACCTGCTGCTGCATAATCGTCTGGTCTAGCACCATTTGTAATACTCTGGTCAGTTGCAAATGCATTAGTGCGTGCTACGCACCCTATTGCATTCTGTGGTAATAGCGTATAAGCCACGAACTCTGGTATTTTTGCAACAGCATCATACCCAACCAAATATGCTTGCCGACATATTGCCGCTACACTTTTACCGGATTCAGGAAATCCGTATGGACTATGAACAGCACATTGTGCGACTGGGTTAGGCGCCCGCTGTGTCCAGGAAAACGTTGCAACTGATGTTAATACTAACAACAACCCGATGATAATTCTATGCATAATAAGAGAAGCCTTTTCCATATTTATCTTGTTTCTTAATAAAATTTCAAACGATAAATACTCTATGGCACAAGAAATCATCAATATTGGTATATTACCCAATGACGGGAAAGGTGAGCCAATTCGTACGGCTCTTATTAAGATTGGTAATATGTTTACTGAGCTGTATAAGAGTGACTTTTCCACAATTACAGCGTATACAGTAGGTGATGCGCCGGGACAAATAGTTTTTGAGGTACCTGTGTCTACATTCACTCAGGCTAAACTGCAAGTACATTCTAAGAACCCAATAACTAATGATAGTCAAAACATCACTATCGCAGCATCAATTAAGCATTCAACTACCGTAGGATACACTGCTTATGGCACAGTGTTTAATGGTACTGCTCTAACCAGATATAACATGGACATATTTGATGGAAATGTCAGACTGATGTGTAACCCTTTAGTTACGGATACATTAGTCCATTTTATCTCTTGTCAGGTAACATTTGTCGGAGATTCACCTCCTGGAATAAATTTAGAATTAGACGGATATGCAGTCGGGAATGTATTAGTCACCCAGAATAATCTTATTTTAACAACTGAATCATGAGAGCACACGAATTTATAACCGAGATGACGCGAGTTCCGTTATCAATAGACGTGGCTAGGGCATTGCCCGGCACTTATGCTATTCCGGAGTTACCAAATTCAGATTTCTACAAACAATATCGCTTTGGAGTTGCAATGGCCGGGGCCAAGGGCGCTAAGCAGCGTGAGGCAGACGACATTCAGCCATACTCCGGTGAAACTGAATGGGGTGAAAATATGATTGTATCATCTTATATGGATCCTACAGTAGGTGATGATATTGATTATGCACTAAAACAGATAGGGTTATCTGGAAAAAGAAAAATCAGCACGACCAAAAGCGAAGAAGCCGCTGATGTTACTAAGAGTAGCCCGGTAAAGGCATTTAAAGGATATCCAAAATGAGAGCAAGTGAATTTATAAGCGAGGCCCGCAAAATAGGAAAACTGTCTAAAAGACAACAAATGTCTACCCGCGGCGCGACAAAGTTTAGAGATCCGGGTGGCTACGACAGGACTTATGAATTAAATCGTATAATGATGGCAACTGCGTGTGCTGATGGTACTACTCCGTTAGATATTAACGCTGAGAGTTGGGCTGGTAGATATAATACGGCCCACCCATATACTGACATAGAACAAAAAATGTTGCAGCAGGCATTCAAGGCAGTGGGTAGTGATTTTCAAGACTTGAACAAAGGAGATTTGCGTAGTCAAGAATTAGAAACTACTAATAAAACTAGTCCGATGAATAGTTTTAAAGGTTACAAGAAAAAATAATTTATTTATTCTTACAAATATCACCGTGATATCTAATATAGTTAGTTTTATTCTTTCCTGATTTACCACAATGTTCACACGTCCATTCAACTTGTGATGGATGAGTCCCGTTAGCTAATCTTGTAAAATTGTTATTTCGTTGAACATCACCTCCAAAAAAGTGATGAGTTTTATTCTGTATCTGCGGACTATTCTCTCTCAATAAATGATGTGTCCTGTTTTCTAGTCTGCGCTGGTTGCTTTTTCTTTGTATTTCACCACCAAAGAAATTATGAGTCCCGTTAGCAACACTCCTGATTCCAACTTCAGGATCAAGAAAAGGATGTGTTCCATTTTCAAATTGTTTCAAAGCGTTCTGTCTTGCTATAGTAGAAATTTCTTCTGGTGAAAGGTTGAGTCTTTTGCTTATTAAGAGACAAGCACCCCAATCCTGTTGAGAATAATGAATATCATAATGTTCCTGTATAGTTACTGCTCTTAGATTGATTGGGTCATTATTAGAACTGTTACCATCAATATGGTGAATTTCGTAAGTTCTACCGTTTGGTTCTTTTGGTATAGGACCAAATTTTTGCTCGTATATTTTGCGATAAATAATCATGCTGATTGCTCCTTCAAGGCGTTAGAGTAGTTGGGATTTCGACCTCCGCGAACTACACTTTTATTTATCTAAAATAAAATTTTTCAACAGTGTTAACTATGTGTAAATAATATTATGATTGACATTAACAACACAATAGACCTCGTAAAACTTAAATTCTATAATGAATACCTGTATCAGTGCCACATCTATGATGAGGGTGATAGTCAATTTCATAAAGACTTAACAACCCAAGTCGTTAAACAATACATCGATCCATTAAATCTACCAAAAGATGCTAAAATCTTAGATTTAGGTTGCGGGCCTGGTTACTTCTTAGATGAAATGAAAGAACGTGAATACACTGACGTAGTTGGTGTTACGCTAAGTCCGGGCGATATCGCATTATGCGAGGGTAAAGGACACATTATTAAGAAGTATGATCTGACTTTCTTACCACAGAAAGATGGATACTACGATGAAAGCGTTGATTTTATCTTTTTGCGTCACGCATTAGAGCACAGTCCTTACCCAATGTTCAGCTTAATGGAATATAATCGTATTCTAAAGCAGCATAGCAAGATTTACATTGAAGTTCCACAACCAAACTGTGATCGCAAGCACGAATTCAATCTAAATCATTATAGTATTCTAGGAGAGGCTCAGTTAGCAGCATTATTACAGCGTGCAGGATTTGATATTGATACCTTCAATAACCTAGAATTTGACTTGCAAGTTGGTGTAAATGAAGATGGCACCCCCGTTACTGCAAGAGAAAAATACTATTGTATTGTTGCTACTAAAGCTAGACCACTTGATATAAAATGATTTCGTGAAATAATCGTCCTATCATAAATAACTAATAAGAAACGTTTTAATTTTGCAAATT